GGGGGGGGTGCATATCGCCGAAGATCGCCAATCCTGGCGACTTCGGCGCTACGCTCATAACTACGCAATAAATCACGATATTTCAGCTCTTCATCTAAGGTGAATGGAGTGAGAATAGAGTCATAAGGAACCGAAATCCCAGAGCTTTCTGGGGTGAAACGTCTGGTTTCACGATTTCTGTTTTCTTCCTGTTTTGAACGTGGCCTTTTACGAGACATAGTTTCCTGTCAGTGCGCACAGTACAGATCAAGTTAGACTGTGCGCTTGACCCCCTTCGGGGGGGTTTTTTTCGACGGTTTAGGATCCGGATCCGGAGCATCCCCTTCTGGACTCTTTTTGTCCTCCTGAGGGACATCCAGATCCAGATCCAGCTGGTCAAGATCCGGCTCGCTGTCTTTTTCAACTACCTGTTTTCGACCTAGAGCAACAATAGCCGGATCCGGATCCATTTGTTGATACCGAGAGAGATCATCCGGCTCATCATCCGGTTCAAGATCATCCGCATCCTGGAAAGTTTCTTCACCCTGCTCCGCAGCTTGACGCGAAAGCTCGACACGCATGAGCCGTTGAATCTGTTCTGTGATAGTCAGAGGTTTCACATGGCCAGGAACAAACATGGGACGAGGATCGGTGACCTCCTGGCCTTTTTCGTTGAGTAGAGAATGACCAAGCTGATCGAAGTGGTCATACAGTTCTTTGCTTATCTTCATATCAGTATACCTCCATAAGTCCATATTTTTTTACCTTGCTACCAAAGTAGCAGAAATGTTCCACGTGGAACAATTAGAAAGTTTTTGCTTGAGGATGCTTTTGCATCATACGACGAGCGCCAATCCGATGATTAACCATGCAATAAAGAGCGTGAGTAGTATTAGATGCATAAACACGCTTCGTAGGAACGGACTGAACAAAAGTAGAATTAAGAGCAACGTCGCCACTGAAATCCCTCGCATAATGCCAGTAGTCCAGAATGTCCCGAAACTCACCAGACACACCGCTAGGAAGCCACCGATAATCGTCGTAACGAGTCTGATAACCAAAAGTGCCATCCCTGGTTGTATGTCCGGCCTGGATTTCAATATTCTTTACCTCCTGGTCTCCAAGGAATTGAAGCTCTCGCTGGAAGTATTCTTCCTTAATGGTACGAAGCCATTTCTTGTGCAGGGTGCTTGTGTAAATAGTCTTAGGCACAACAGACATGAGAGACATGACGATCCCATGTTCTTCAAAGAATCTTCGGAAGCGCATGGTTCGCATTGCAGATATTCCATGTCCTTTAAGGTCGCCCACGACGCCGTTTTCAGTATCGGCGGTTTGAAGTACTTCGGAGAATTGAATGACTTGTTTCCCTCCTCCGAGGTATTCAGGGTTTTGCAACCGAGCATCGCTAGACCTAATACCAAGATAACGCAGATACTCAACATAACGTGAACCATATTGCGCACGAGCCTCCTGGTAGCGTTGAATTGCAAGAGCAAGACGAAGATCATTCACAGAGATGCCAGTAGCAGCTGAGAGATCCGCAGTGATAGGGATTCCTGCAGTAGACTCCATATGACCATTCGCATCATAATAGACGGTAGCTACCGACTGATTAACGTACTGACTTTGATGCAGCGGAGCCTGATCGCCCACCGGAACGGTGACTTCATTACCCTTCTGTTCCCAAGGCCGAGCAGTGGTAAAGTAGTCTTTTTCCCAAGCGCAGTTTAGAAGATCCTGGCTAGTAGTACCATCATCGCCATCAGTGGTAACCACAGGTACAGCGGTGACCAGATCCTGGTCACGATAATGCTCATTGAAAATTTGAGCGTAAGCCCTGAAAGGAAGAGCAGACACATGAAGAGGAGTGGCGTAAGTACCCGTAGGGATCCCCATGTAATCAAACAACGATCCAGTGACAACAGCTTGCGGACAAACCACATGGGGAACCTGAGAAGCGTTTTTGCCATCCGGCCCACCAGTGATGAAATTTTCCCAGTTATCCCAGAGGAGACGATTAGGAACAAACCAGTGGTGGATCCGAACCCTAACAGGATGCATTACAGGAGAGAGGAGAGGTGACACTCGAATCAGAGCTGCAGTAGCCTGTTGAACCGTATCACCTGGAAGCACCTCATACCAAGTCAAGGGAATCAATTTTCCCATGTCACAAGTGAGGAGCCGATAGTGAGAGAGAGAGAATTTATTTCTTTTCATGCCTTTAACCTCCTAGATTTGAAGAATTCATAACGTGAAATATTACGCTGACGAACATCATCTTCCTTTTTGACCACATTGTCAAGATACACACCGTCGCCAAACTCGACCTGGAGCTGCTTTTGCCACTCAGCGAGCGCAACGCCCGAAAGAGCTTCATTACCAAGACGCGCAGCTAATTTGTCACGGAGATACCGTCCGATAGGCACGGACTTTTTTCCCTTCTTTAACGACGTAACCAAACCTGGATTGATACCGCTTTTTTTTATGCTCTCCGCAACATCGTTTATGGCGCTTATACCAAGCCCTCCTGGACTCATTTTTGAACATCGCATGAACTCCGGATAGCGACCTTTAAGCATAGGGTGATTTTTTTTCATGCCTTTCACGACATATCCAGTGACGTACCTTGCGGACTGCTCAGTGAGAAATCCCACATGAGTGAATCCTAGATCCCAAGCGGACTCTATACTTTTGGCATCCGCAAGATAAACGCCGAACAGGATAAGATGAAAGTGCGGCCGATCTGACAAAGTACCATATTCCCCTACAGCGAAGTACCTAACACGCTTGCCTGCTAGGTAGTAACGAAGCCTCTTGAGGAATAGAGTTAGATCCTGGGGAACCAAGGATCCATCGCACCGCATTTCTTCATCTCGGTACGTTAAGGTGACGAACAAAGCATCAGGGCAGCTCATATGCTCTAGCATAATACGTTGCGCCCAAACACGAGATCGGTTTATCCGGCATGGGATACACTGACCGCATGGCCGAGGCGTTACCGCATTTTTAGCTTCCCTGCTCAAAGTCCATTCCTTATCTGTAACCCCAAGAGGCTTTACCATCCAAGGATGGGAACAAAGCATTTTACATTCTCCGACCCACGCGACTCCGGAACAAGCCGCGCCGCCTCATGCCATATCGCCGACGGCCGAACCGCCGACGACCAAAACGCCTTCGTCTCCGGAACATAAGCTTCACCTCCTTTCTTAGCGATCTATATCAGCATCGAAGAAGAGCCGATGCTCACCGGCAGTTTTAACACGCCTCCACTTGTGCCGGCGCAAGTGATACCGCCACTCATGACCTGGCCCAGGATCCGGAAGAGTGTCACGTTCTTTATACATATCTTCCATCCAACGGCCGTATGCCTCCTGGGACTCAGGAGTCAAGGATCCTTTCCAAGGAAGAGCAGACCAAAAAGCGTTTCTTCCCCAGTTGTAGACCTTATCGAAGAAACGTTCAGTGGAGCTGAATTCATCAGACTCATAAGGCTCAGAAGCATTTTGACTGACAACTCGATCCAGATAACCATTCTTATCTATGTACTCAGTTTCAAGTGCCTGTGGTGGCCCAGCTGTAAAACCTGTACGATCCGAAGTCGGAATCTGTTGTTGTTGCGGCCTCCAAGAATTATTGCTAGACCAGTTAGGCGCATCAATATACGGATCCGTATTTTGACCATCCATCCAGGGTGCTACCGAGGTAGGACTAGGAGCAGTTTGAGATTGATTGATTTGATTCTCAAGAATTGTATTTTGAAGAGTCATGTTCCGAGCTTGAGCTTCAGCATACTCCACCTTAGCGTCGGTGATCCGCCTCTCTTCAGGAGTCTGGCCAGCTTTCATGGCCCTCTCTATTGCTTGACCTGCTTGAGTGAATTCGTCGCCGCCAGCATAACGAGCAGCTCCGACAGAGGCGGGAGAGTAGGAAGTAGTTTGAGATCCAAGAGCCGCTAAAGGATGTAGGCCAGCTGACTTTGCATCAGCCACTTTCCATCGGATCCCCATCTGGGCGAACTCTTTTTGACGTTCATATTCTTCAGTGGCCCGATTAGCTTCAATCCTGTTATCAGCGGTGCGGAATTGCCTATTTTGTACAGCTTGGATTATCGGCCCGATGGCCGCCGCCCATGCCATAGTAGATCCTCCTAACAAGCATAGTGTGAAGCCTCATTCCATAAATGACGACCTCTTGAGATTAGGCCCAGGATCCGACGACTATTCTTACCGACACCGGATCCTAGACCCATACGAAACGCACGATTAGCCACAGCAAATAAGACCCTACGTCGCTCTTTTCGCCTTTTACATACCATGACACCATCCGGAAAGACAAATCCTAGCCTTGCGTCTTTTAGACGGTAACGACGACCTTCACGAGTCCTGTCACGGAGACGGACACGAGCTGGAACACCAGAGATCCGGAGATACCCCTCCGGGGGGGGTGCATATCGCCGAAGATCGCCAATCCTGGCGACTTCGGCGCTACGCTCATAACTACGCAATAAATCACGATATTTCAGCTCTTCATCTAAGGTGAATGGAGTGAGAATAGAGT